TGGGGCGACACGAAACCAAGGGGACCTGTCATCATTGATCACTCTTCCGAAGAAGAATCCATGAGAAGCATTTCACTCCCGTCACTCGCGAATCTGCAAAAGACGGCTGCGAAATTGCGTGGAAAAAGGTGATTAACTGGAATTGGTCTTGGACATTGCAGCCGCACCGACAATTCCTATAGGAATGATGATGAGTATCCATAACCAATTCATGGATGAATCAGGTGGTGCTGGTGTAGAGGCGGCTGGTACTGACGGCACGGTCACATTTTTTTTGAGTGAATCGACGCTAAGACCCGTAACAGATGCAGATGGAGCTGTCACACCGTTCGTTATGTCATTCACTCCAGAAACACTAAAAGTTGGAAAAGTGATTCCATTGAGCAAATTTTGCGTTCCACTGAGAGCCATTATACTATTTACGAGGAATTAATAACGATGGGAGCATCACTTATGTTTGTTGCAAGCTGAGTTGCAGAAGCTGCAACCTGTGTCGTAAACGTTTGCTTATCAGCTGTAGGAAAGGTCGTCCACCCCGCTGTAATTTTTGCACCGACTGCAGGCATGATTGTGTTTACGATGTTTGTCTGCCAAATCTGTTTGAGGTCATCTGGAAATCCTCCAAACTCCGCCAGGTCCATGATGCTGAGCGGGCTGGATGCAGTGTACATCTCACGGAACACGAACAGTTTTGTGAACATGACAATGACGAGGATCCAGAGAGCGATACGTTCATAATCAATATGCATTATATATAAGTCACGAAAAAAGTGCGCGAGTCTTGCACAAAAAAATAAACCCGCTAACATCAATGGATTCGACAGCTATCCTGGTCGAGGCTGAACGCAAGTTTATGATCAAGCTGTGTAACGCCATGACGCCTGTGATGATTGACGCCTTTTACGAAATGTACAAAAAGGCTATCGAGGTGTCCCAGGGTCGCAAGACGCTCATTCACTACCAGACGCTGCTCCAGGAGGTGCCCCACTGGAACAATACAATCGTGAAGCAGCATGCCGATTCAATCATCAAGACGTGCTCCATGTTTCCCAACCTGCTCGCCGCAGTGTTTGTCATTTCAGTCAAGATCATGTCCGCCGTCCGTATTTCATCCGACTCCAAGAAGATTAACATCAAGCTGCCATCCAATGACGTGTTTGTGCACTCGTGCTACATCGCCGCAGCCAAGAGCTTGTATGATGATCCATACGTTGTCGTGGATAAAATGTCCGACCAGGATCGTCGCATCAAGATGGCAGCTCGTTTCAACGAACTGATCAAGGAGGTTGTCGATGATTTTATCCCTGTACAACAGATCCTCGATACATACATTCCCAACTTTACAGGTGACCTCGACATGGGTGGTGCCAACGAAGATCCAACAGACCCCGAAGATCCAGAAATGACCGGTGAAGAAGAAGAGGCGCTACAAGTTGCAACGCCGTTGCCCGGTGCCGAAGAGGCTGGGACGCCAGCTGTGCCAGAGGCTGGGACACCAGCGGCACCAGAGCCTGGGACGCCGATGCCAGAACCAGGAACACCAGCACTACCAGAGGATGTGAAACAGGTTCCAGTCAAGGTTCACCACGAGACGTTGTTTGATGATGCCCCCGACAAGTAAATTTTCGTAACATACAGTAGATGACTGATCACTATTTCCGTGATCCTATGAGCGCTGCTCTGATTGCAGCCGGAGCGACAGTTGCTTACATTCACATTCGTGCGTCTCTGAACAACGAAAAGGCGCTTCCCAACTCGGCGTACTTCAAGCCGGCATTCCTGGTTGGTTTGCTCGTGTACATCATAGTTCACCAGGGGAGCGGGCACCAAGAGACAATTTCAACCACACCTTTTAGGGTATAAATCCAAGTCGCGGAGCGACTTGTCTGCTACGGAGTTACGGTGGACGGGAACGGCGGACAACGGGCTTCGCCAGCTGGACTTTAGAGCTTAAAGCAAAAAATGTATATTTCGTCAATGGCGACCACCACCAACGCTTTCAACGACATGATGCAGCAGTTTCTTGACGAGCTTGTTCTCACGTTTCCATCTGAGAAGAAGCTGGTAAAGTACCAGAACACGTTTATTCTCCTTCGCAAGGCGAACCAGAAGAAGCCTCTGAAGGAGTTTATGGAGACTGTGGGTCCCTTTGCAAATCACCTGATGCAGAAGAATGAGGAGTTTTTCCAGACGCACGCGTCAGAGGTGCCGTTTCTGAACGATTTGGACATTCCTCGTCTGTGGAACTCAGATCTGTCCGAGGCGACGAAGGGTGCCATCTGGCAGTACATGCAGACTCTGTACATTCTGGGAACGACCATCTCTTCTCTCCCAGCCGAGACTCTGAGCATGATCGAGTCTGTGGCGCAGAAGTGTGCCAGCCAGCTCCAGGATACGGCAACTGGACCCGATGGTAGCATCGATGAGGCAGCTCTTATGAACAGCATGAACGGTCTGATGTCGTCTCTGCTGAAGGGTAAGGGTGGTCCCCTGATTTGAAAAAATATATTAGCACACTATAGAAGATGACGATTGATCTGCGCCAACTCGTTGCAAAAGATCAACTGCTTGATTTTTGGCCGTCAAGTCGTCAGACGGCCGAGGAGAGAGTTCTGGCCACGACTCGTTTCATCGTGTATGCCGTCATACTCACATACCTTATTCGCCGCGATGCTCGCATAGTTGCTCTCGGCGCCCTTGTTATTGCTGCTCTTTATGTACTGTACAGCATGAACATGATTCCAGACGGTAAGCGTACAGTGTCAACGGGTCCAAAGGTGGTGAGTGGTCTGCGCATGCCTACGCGCGACAACCCAATGGCGAACTACCTGCTCGGTGACGACCCAAGCTACGCGCAGCAGGCTCCGTGGTACCCGTCAATGAAGGAGGAGGTCCAGAACGAGTGGAAAGCTATCCACCCGTTCGAGCGTAAACGTGATGCCGAGCGCAACTTCTACACGACGGCTGCGTCGTCGTGGCCGAATGACCAGGCGGCGTTCACAAATGCTGCGTTCGGAAAACCGTTTGCCCCCATGTGCCGTGATGACCCAGCATCATGCAATCCCGACGGTCCATATGTCCGTGGACCCGAGCCTGTCCAGCTCCGTGGCGGTAACGGACGGTAAGGTGTGGTGACACCGCCGGTGCCGAAACTCATGACGGACAACGGGCTTCACCCATTGGATAAAAATAATCTCACCTACAAGTAATATGCCGAGCAGCCTGCTTCAGCCCGGACTCCTCATGGTTGAGGAGGGAATGTACTTTGGTCCCAAAAACACAAATTACGAGGTTATGGTCATGACGGACGACGCCCTGCGTTCCCAGATGACGACCCGTAATAACAAGTACTACGCTGACAAGCCGTATGACTTCCCGGAGCTTTACATTGACAAGCCAGTGAACAAGTTTCTTTCATGGGACCCGACGAGCACGTACGCGATGTACCAGTCGGCTTCATACGCGAAGCGTTACCCCACAGATAAGTAGAAGCCCGTTGGATAAAAAATAGCAACTATGTAATAGATGGACCCCTTCAGTCTTGCCGCCGTTGTCGGTCTGGTTTTTGCCGGAAAGAAACTCAGCGACGCCAAGGAGGAGCAGGCAGTGATGCCTTCGATGCCAGAGCAGGTTTCAAAGTTTGATCTTATTCAGTACAAGTTTGCTCAGCAGGACCCACCGATTGATAATCTGAACCTCGAGCCAAACACAGGTCGTGGTTTCTCAGGTGGGTTCCGTCTCCCACCAAAGGAGATTGCACCGAGCTTCGCGGACGTTGTGCCAAACGGATCTCGTTTCCCGTTCGGTCAGCCTGTGTACCAGACGGATGGAAGCCGCGAGCCAGTTACGAACAAAATGAACAATGTCACACCTGCAGACAAGAAGTATGTAGGACGTGGTCTCGGTCTGTCACCTGACACACCAGCATCCGGTGGTTTCCAGCAGTTTTTCCGCATTCTGCCCAACAACATGAACGAGGAGCGTCTCACCACTCTTTCGGGTACGTGGGGTGGTCCAGCCAATCCCGTCATCAAGAATGGCGGGACGACTCTGGGTGCTATTTCTCACCCCGCCAAGCTGTCCAAGACGACATCGAATTACATGCCTATGCAGACGCGCGGACAGGGACAGGGTGGTGCCATCACCGCACCAGAGGGTCGCCCGGATTTCCAGAAGACGCGTCGGACGACAAATCGCCAGGAGACTGGTTCTCGCAAGGATGGTCTCGAAATGGGTCCAGGACAATACATGGTCGCAGAGGCGTACGGTTCCGCATACAACGACCCGATACGCTGGTCGAAGAATCGTATCAACCCCGATCGTCCCGGCAATGGCGGGCGCATGAACGTGCGTGCCGACCCCGTGGGCGCCGTGGGTGCCAACACAACCACGCGCCTCGAGGCGGGTGCGCTCCCAGTTCGCTCAGCCGACGCAAGCCGTGGGTCTCGCTACCTTCCCAACCAGTATGACCGCCTGAATGTGTTCAAGGGTCAGAAGGATCCCCGTTCCGAACGTCTCAATCTGGCAAACAACGTACTCAAGGGGAACCCGTTTGCGCACTCGTTCTCAGCCAAGGCTGAAACCG